GAGAATCTTCGGCTTTCTGCGCCCTATGGACTCAGAACCACGCAAGCACACCACAGGAGATCAGCTGCGGGCGAGTGGGCAGCATGGTTTCGAAGACCATCGGCAGTGTGCAAGGGAACACCACAAGAACACGAGGTCACTCCCCAAATCATTGGAGAGTATACACAGGCGCCAGCCGGTCTCCTAGGCAGAATGAGAGTGTCCATATTGTCGACGGCAAACGCGTTGGCCCCACTAACACAATGCGAACTAAACTGCCTCAAATCACAGCAAGGCCAGAGTGAATATGCAGTAACAGCACTCCTGCTATGGCTGCGCGCCTGCACGAATGCAAATGAACACAGCATTGCATGCAAAGCAGCTTGCACAGCACTAGATAAGTGGGTTGACGAGTGTATCCCAGAGGCAGAGCAGATTGCAAGGCGCTCGGGCACGGGGCTGAGCGGTGTATCAGGAACATACACACTATTCGGCAGAATCAAAACTCTGATGGGGCGTGATTTGCGTTCCCACGATGTTGAAGCCGAGATCCTAGCGAGAAAAGAAGTCAGTGTCACGCATTCGCTGGGAGGTGCTGACGGCCGCCGCAAATGGTACTCGGCAATAGCAAACGAGCTGAAGAGCATTACACAAGAGGCTATATCGCAGCTACCACCAGGGGAACAGTCACCTAGTGACTGGGCAGCAACACGAGCAATGTGGCTACCCGGCGGATCATCTAGTGTAAAGCAAGATGTCTGGGACAAAGCCTGGGGCCCGCTGAAAACTGTTAAGGCCAAGTGTCAGCGCAGCAAAAAATTAGTGCATGGGCAGGAGGAAATGAGTCTAGATGAGCTGCTGGCACACAAGCCAGCCATTCGCACGAGAGCAGCAACGAAAAACGAGCCCGGTCTCAAGCGCAGACCTCTCCATGCTGCTGACGACACATCATACTTGATAGCTGCCTACGCCTCAGCGGGGCTCGAAAAGACTTTTTCAGTCAAAGGGAGCGTTATGCGCCAACGCCCTAATGATGTTGTCGAGACGACCCTAGCGGTGCAGCGAAGCAACAGCAACCACCTCGTATTGTGCATAGACTATTCCGACTACAACAAGACGCACACCCTAACAACAAGAATGCTACTCAACACAATACTAGCGCATGCCCTCGACAAGGCAGGAAGACCAAACCAGGCCAAAGCCGCAAGGTGGATCAGAGACGCACATGCGAACCACAGCATAAACGGCGTCAAGATCAATCAGGGACTGTCAAGTGGCGAACGAGACACTGCCAGAGATAACACGACCCTGCATCTTGCCTATGCCCAAGTGGCCTACCGGGCTGCGGGATTGCAGGGAAACATTCACGAAACACACTTCTTCAGGTGCTGTGGTGACGATGAGATACTGGTCGGAATGGATTGGGCAGACGCAATAGCCTACACAGACGAGCTCGCGATGCAAGGGCACGCCCTGCAACAACGCAAGATTATGCTGAGTGAGACACACGGAGAATTCCTTCAGTATAACATGTTCGCTGACGGACGGCTACCCACGCAGCCGCTAGCGCCCGCACTGATCAACTTCGTGTCAGGGTCATGGTACAAGGCCACCAACTACGACCCAGTGCTCATACCTGAGCAAGTGTCTTCAGCAGCAGGTGGACTGCACAGACGTGGTGTGGCTTTGACCACAGCAAGAAAGCTCGCAATAGCCTGCTGCAACTGGCTGTGTAAGGATACGGCCTGGAAGAAACGCCTGGAGAGTACAGACCTGTTCGGGCAACTACAAACGACCCCGAGTGACGTAAGACGCGAGAAACTAGCAATGCCTGGACCAAGTGTGATGCTAGATGTCAAAGGAGTTCGCGACTACACAACCTACATGACAAAAAAGTATCCCACACTCACGCAACTCATGGGAACGCAGGCTACCACAGCCATGGCGTGGCAAAGCATCTATGCCCAGCCCTTGGCTGAACTACAAAAAAGTGTCCCACCCCAAGAAGATGACCAAATGCGAGTGACGGAAATACTGCCCGGAGAACAGCCAGAGACTAAGGAGCTAGCCCGCCGTTGGCTTAACGCACCAGCCAATGACCGCGCAGATCCCATGGAGATCCTGGCATTCAGTTGTGGACTGCCCGCCAAAGCGCTCAAAACGCCAGCACTTGTGAGGGCCGCCTACCAAGACATGAGCCCGGCAAAAAGAAGTTTGTTGTCACATAAAGTTCCCAGTCCTTGGTCGCCGACGTGGTACGAGAGAGTACTACTGCCTGGCGCAGCCATAGGCCTGGCGAACTAAAAAGTGGGCCCATTTTAC